AGTATTTTAACATTAAATAACAAAAACAATAATATAAATAGAGTTTTTAGTATTGAAAATGTAAAAACTAAAGAAATAATCAATATAGAATTATTTCATGGATTAATTATTACGATGGGTGGATATTTCCAACATGAATATAGACATGGTATTTTAAAAACTAATTATAACAATAATAATACTAAAAAAAGTAGATTAGGGATTACTTTTAGACAATTTATTGTTTAATTTTAACTTTAACTTCATTTAAAATGATTTTAAATCATTACAAGTTTTTATAAAACAAATAAAATAATAATATAGAACTAATTAAAAGTAAATATAAATCACTATTTTTATATTTTTTCAACTCTTTTTTGATTTTATTTTTATATTTGAACAATAAAATTGCAAATGCTATTCCTATTAATGAACCTATTATAGTTTGTTCTATTGTGTGACATTTAATTAAAACACGAGAATACATTACAAATAACATTGTAATTGTATTATAAATATAAAAGAGCCAAAAATGGTTATAAAATTATTATTTTTGTTTTTATTTTCTAATAAAGATAATACACCCAAAGTTGAAAAAAAACCAGCAGATTGAGAATGTCCGGAAGGCATTCCATATGATTTTGGATATATTGGATTACAAGGTTTGAATGAACAACAATTTTTTGCACCTTTTGGTCTAATTCCTTTACCTATTAATGGTATATCTTGTTTTCCAAATAATTGTGAAAATACATTATATTTTAAAAAACCATTCAATTTATGGTTTAAAAATAATCCAATAAAAAATATTAAAAAATCAATATTTAAAGTAAAAAAATAAGAAAAATATAATATAAATATTTGAAATAAGTCTGCTGCTCTTGCTATATTTAATAAATATTCCATATATATATTAAAATCATTTAAACTTATAAAAACAATTAATTAATATATAACCGCAATGTTTTTTAATAGTCCAAAGTTTTTGAAACTTTTTTATAGCGCTCTTTTGACTGGAATGCCGAGTTTAACATATAATCCATTTAATAAAAATACATTACATGCGCCTTTTGTTGTAAATCAATATTCAACATATATTAATTATAAATTAGATGAATCACAAAAAGAATATATTAATAATTTTTTAGATAAAAATACAGATGGGTTTGAGTTATTACCATCATCATTATTAAACGATGATTCGGAAGAATATTTTTTAAGTATTAATATTTATAATTGTAGCAGTCCATTATTTGATTTTATTAGCGATATTATACCAAGTAGATGTGAAATTAATGTATATGTTAAAGATAAAAATGATATACAAGGCACATTAATAATGGAATATGCATCAAATATTTTATCATTGGATCCAGATAATTTGTTTAAATCCAAATCACAACTTAAATTTGATACAGATCATGAATTAGTTTATGGTATTGTTAAAGATAGTAATTTTGAATTAAAATTTAATTATAATAGATTTTTAGATACAACAATTAATAACAAAATAAGTTCAAATTTAATAAAATTTACAGACAAAATATTTTATAAAAACGGACTTTATGATAAAGTTTATTATGATTCATCATTGATTCATAATAAAATAATAAATGTAGACGATTATGAAGTTTATTTTAAATTTTTTGATATGGAATTTAATAAAGTAGATAATATATTTTATTTTGAAGAAAAAATACATTTTGTAGGTGGGATGTGGTATAATTTAAATACAAATTTTTAGAATGTGTTTCCTGTTAATACTCTATAAAAAGTATAAATAGCAAAATATATTGTAAAAGCATGAATAACCATGAATACTTTATTAATATTTTACCATTTTTCTATTGTTTTATATTTTGGATTATTAATATATTTTTGAATATCATCATATAAAAATAAATTTAATAAAAATGAACAACTCAATAATATTAATGAAACCAATACCATACTACTACCATATAAATTATTTTTTCCTCTATAAAATCTAGAATATCCTAAAGCAGCAAATGAAACTGTAGTAGTTAATGCTACATTACGAATAGAAGTTTGATAATACATAATTAAATCTTTAAAACTTTCAAATTCCATTTTATCTTGATTATTGTCGCTATCTTTATTTGTAATTAGTTGTAAATTAGAGATCTTTATATATATTATTTAGATAAAAAAAATTATTTATAATATAATTAAATTATTAATGACTTTCATAAATAATTTAATAGTTAAAAAAAATATTATTCCATTAAAAAGCAATATTTTAATGTTAAATATTTTGAATAATACTAATACTATTAGTAATAATAAATTTTATAATCCAATAATAGGAAGTAATTTAGGTATTCCATTGAATTTATTACAATATATATACATCAATACTTATTATCAAGAAAATTTAATAACTCCCGAATTAGTTGCGTTACAATTTGCTATTGGAATATTTACATACGGAAGCGATCGTTTAATTGATTCTTTACAATATTCTGATACTTCAAATTATAGTGTAGATAAAATAGATTATTATAATTTTTTAAAAAAAAACAAAAATTTGAATATTTTTGTAATAGCTTTAAGTTATATTTATATAGTTAGTTTATTAATAAATAATCAAGAAACTTATCCAATATTATTTTTATTAACTTCTACTTTGGGTTATAAAAATTTTAAAACAAATTATGGACAATTTAAAGCATTATATATTGGATTTTTTTGGACAATTGGAACAGTTGTTTTGCCAAGTGTTTTATTAAGCCATAATTATGGTATATTAAAAGAACCAACAATTATTTTACCAAGCATATTGAATTTATTTGCATCTAGTAATTTACTTGATATAAAAGATTTAAAAGAAGATAAAGCAGAAAAAATATATACATTACCCGTTATATATGGAAGTAATTTTGCAATATCCATTAGTCATATAAGTATAATTTTAGCAATATTATTATTTTATAATAATGAAAATTTTGATAATAATATTTATTTATCATTACTGTATGAAGCACAAAGTTTTGGGGGTTTTTTTTTAAATTTAAATAGTTATAATAATACTAATAAGTAAATTAAAATATAATAAAAAATTATAAATATTATATTTATGATGAATAGACCTTTACGAAGCCCAAGTCCAATATTAGATTTTAATGAATATAAAAAAAATTTAATAGTTGAAACCAATAATTATTATCCGAATAATGTACCAATAATTTTCATAATTTTTGTTTCTATAAATGTGACAGTTTTTTTTGCTTATTTATGTAATAATATTATGCATTCTTGATTTCCAACAATCAATATTGACTTTTTTTGCAACATTATTATCGAAATCTTTAGAAGCAAAATTTGCAATAATCACAATAAGTTCATTTGGTAAATTTATTCCTATTAAAGATTTAAAATAAAAATCATAACGTATATTCATACTAATAGAACGACGAAAACAAACCATACAACCATAATTTTCATCACCTATAACATTCGTTTTACATTTATTACAAGGATGCCAAGGACTCATTATATTATTACTTTTTTTATTAATAATATAATTTATAAAAATAATTTTAATCAATTTTATATTTAATCTACTTCATCAATATTTGGTCCAGTTGGCATATCAGATACATCTGGCATTCCTCCTGGCATTCCTCCTGGCATTCCTCCTGGCATTCCTCCTGGCATTCCTCCTGGCATTCCTCCTGGCATTCCTTCTCCGCCACCCATTGAAGCCATCATTTTTTCTTGTAATGGCTTCATTGCTTCTTGGAATTCTTTTAATCTGCTTTCATATTCTTCTTTTGATGCCATCTGATTAGAATCTAACCAACTTGTAGATTCATCTATAATTTTAGTTAAATCGGTTTTCAATGTTTCATCAATTAATGATGACATTTTTTCATCGCTTAATGTAGATTTCATTTGATATACTAAATTTTCATAACTATTACGTGCATCAATGGTTTGTTTAGCATTTTCATCCTCATCTTTAAATTTCTCCGCATCTGCTAACATTTTATCAATATCTTCTTTAGAAAGACGCCCTTTATCATTTGTTACTGTAATATTATCGGATTTACCACTAGATTTTTCACTTGCTGTAACTTTTAAAATACCATTTGCATCCAAATCATAACTGATTTCAATTTGTGGAACACCACGAGGCATTGGTGGAATTCCTTGTAAAGTAAATTCGCCTAATTTATTATTATCTTTAGTAAATTGACGCTCACCTTCAAAAACTTGAATTGTTACCGCGGGTTGATTATCTGCATATGTACTAAAAGTTTGTGACTTATTTGTTGGAATTGTACTATTACGTTCAATAATTTTAGTCATAACTCCACCACTAGTTTCTACTCCAAGACTTAATGGAGCAACATCAAGCAATAAAAGATCATCAATTTTTGAATCTTTTACACCAGAAAGTAAAGCAGCTTGAACAGCAGCACCATATGCAACTGCTTCATCGGGATTAATAGATTTATTAAGCGCTTTTCCATTAAAAAAATCACTTAATTGATTCTGTATCCTTGGAATACGAGTTGAACCACCAACTAACACAATTTCATTAATTAGTGATTTACTAACACCAGAATCTTTAATAACTTGTTCTACGGGTTCAAATGTTTTTCTAAATAAATCACCACATAATTCTTCAAAACGCGCTCGCGTAATTGAGCCAACATAATCAATGCCGTCAAATAAACTATCAACTTCTAATGTTGCTTGAGTAGAAGAAGATAATGTTTTTTTTAAATTTTCACATGCGGTTTTTAAACGACTAATAGCGCGTTTATTTTCACTTAAATCTTTTTTATGTTTTCTTTTAAAATCTTGAGTAAAATGATGAACTAAACGAGTATCAAAATCTTCTCCGCCTAGTCTTGTATCGCCCGCTGTTGCTTTAACTTCAAAAACACCCTCATCAATGCTTAAAAGTGTCACATCAAAAGTTCCACCACCTAGATCATAAATTAAAATATGTTTTTCTGTAGTATCTTTAGTTTGGTCTAATCCATATGCAATTGCTGCTGCAGTTGGTTCATTAATAATACGTAATACATTTAATCCCGCAATAGCACCAGCGTCTTTGGTAGATTGGCGCTGTGAATCATTGAAATAAGCAGGAACGGTAATAACTGCACTATCTACTTTTTCACCTAAATAATCTTCTGCAATTGTTTTCATTTTTGTTAATATCATAGATGAAATTTCTTCTGGTTGAAAATCTTTTAACTCTCCTTTGTAATTTGCTTGAATAACAGGCTTATTATTTTTATCAATTACATTAAATGGAAAATGTTTAATATCACTTTGAGTGGAAGAATCATTATAAATTCTACCAATCAGGCGTTTTGCATCATAAATAGTATTTTCTGGATTTTGGGATGCTTGATTTTTTGCCGCATTACCAATCAAACGCTCACTATCGGTAAATGCTACATATGAAGGAGTTGTTCTCAATCCTTGATCGTTTGCAATAATTTCACATTGACTATTTTTCCACACACCAACACACGAATAAGTTGTACCTAAATCAATACCAATAGCAACCATATACAATAATTTATTTGTGGTTATCTTTTTAAATATTTTTTAATAATTTATTTGTAGTTTAATAAAAATAAATTATTTTCTAATATCATATATTGTCGTAATAAAAAATTTATAAATTATCTTATAATAAATTTTTTGGATTTATTATAGTAATATCTATCATTTGAAATGAAGTTAAATTGAACTACTACTTTTTATAATAATAATAATATATATATAAAATTATATTAACGAATATTATATTAAAACTAAAAATATGGAAAATAATTTACAAAATGCTATTGTAGATAATTCTAACAATATTTTAGATTTAAATGTAATAGAAAATGTTGTTATGAATAATGCTAATATAGTTATGCATAATAATGAAGAAAATGTATTAAATTTAAATGAAATTGATTTACCATTAGAAAGACATATCCCATTTATTGTTCGTCAAAATGCTTTTGAAATTAACAGATAATTGATAATTTAAAATGATGTTACTAATGACGCAGAACTTCTAACATTACTAGTAATAATCATTTTTTTTGTTACATTATTTTCTTTTACGAAACTAATTTCATTATCTTTTAATACTACATGACCCATAGCATAACCATAATTTTTTTTCAAATCTTCAATAACATTTGAAGTACCATAATATGGATGGTCTAAAATTGATTCTTTGAAATTATGACCAAGCATAATACATGGAGTTTCGTTGATAAACCCAATATGATATTTATCCAAAACTAATGTAATCATTGATTCACAAGTCGTTGTCGTTGGACTAATAACATCATTCGGAAATACCCATTTATTATTTAGTTTAATCGGATGCCATGGTGTAATAATCAATCCATTTTCTAAATGAACCATTTCACGTAGTTTTGTAGTAATTAGTGTTTCAACAATAGTTACTACATTCGCAGTTACCAAATTATTATTTTCATCAATTGAAAGAATTTTATCACCCTTTTTTAAATTTTTAATAGGAATTTTGATACCATCTGCCATTGTAATTTTGCAGTTATTATGAAAACAACCACCCCCCATATCATTAAATGCTGACATTGAAACTTGTGGTGCTGGTGCTCCGCTATAACCTCGACCAGAATATGCGGAATTTCTTAGTCCTAATGAAGGTGTAGGGGGTGGCATAGTATCAAAAATATCACTTGCTTTATCTACAATATTTTCAAAAATAGCTCCGCCAAATAGACAAGATTCGTCTTTAAAATTTGGCTTAATTTGTTGATTTAAAGAACGAGAAAGCTGGTCTAAATAAAACTCTCCCCATCTTTTGAAAAATACCATATTACTTACTGCGAGTTTAATCTGACCATCATTTGAACCATCACCAATAAGATTTTTAATAAGACCCTGTGTTAAAATATCATTATTTCCACTTGTTTTTAGTAATTCTTCTAATTGGTTAAAAATACTCATTGCTTCATCGTTTAAAATACAACGATTATAATTTAACATCTTTCTAATTCCATCCACAACATTATAGCGATTAATATGAATATTTACATCATTATTAAAACTTAATGATTCAATATAACTATTATTTACATAATATTCTTCACTTTTATAAGATTGTCCTCCAATTTTGTAAGTATAATAATAAGTAAAATAATCCTCTAGTTCAGTATTTAATACAATATTTCTGGTTTGTTGATTTTGAATAGTTCCAATATCATAAATTAATTCACCTGTTGTTTCGTCTTTTTGCATTGCATAATCGCCCATTACAATATCTTTGTTTAATGCCTTTTTCTCAATAATATGTAATTGTACATTTAATGCAACAGTAGTAAGAATAGTTCCAATAAAATTGCAAAATACTGTTGCAATTAAATTACCATCTGGAATATGTCCATTTCCACCATTTGCATATTTTGCCATATCATATAATAGTTCAGGTTTAAGATTATATCCAAATCCAAAAGTATAAATAGGAGTTGTAAAATTCTTTGTTTTACGAAGACGTTTTAGCGTTTCAATTTCACCACGAGCAGGTGAAACATTTGGTTGTCCGTCTGTCAACATAATAATTGCTCCATTACGTGACTTATCTTCGCGATCATCTAAAATTTTAATTGCTTGTTCAGTCGCGCCCCAAATATTTGTTTGACCCCTTGGTTTAATAGTGTCAATTTTTGCTAGCGCAGTTGATTTGTTAATTTCTGTCATCATGATAAGATTAAATAAAATATCTACATTATTATCAAATACAATAACAGCTAATCTTGAATTTTTATCAAGAGTTTTGGCTACTGTTTTTGCGGAATGATTTACAATATCTTGAATACTAAAACCTGCCTCAATATTAGAACCAGTACTATCTTTTGCTTCAACTGCTGCTTGCATAGAGCCAGAACGATCAATAACTAATACAATATCTTGAGATAGATGACCAAATTCTAGGTCTTTTGGAAAAGATTCTTCATTAATACTGAAATTTAGCATAATTTGATTTTCATTATTTTTAAAAATGTTGTGGTCAATCTTAATATTAGACGTAGAAACTGATGCTGGTTTTCTATTGCTAGAAACTGTTCCGAATGCTCCAGCATGATATTTATCACATAAAAATCTAATTGAAGCATTTACTTTTAAATCATTAACACTCATTGGAGCGCGTGTTTGAGGTGAAATTCCTTTTTCATTTAACCAATGAATAATTGCAGAGCGTTCATATGTTTGACCATCATTTCCTTGAACAGGATCAGTCATAATATCCTGAGTAATGGGACAAGTAATAGAATCAATAATAGCATCAATATCCATCGCTGAAGTCATATATATTTTTGTTATGCAATAAATAATAATTATTTTTTTTAAATCAATTTTTTTCTGGTTTTAATTTTAATTTTTATTTTAATTTTAATTTTTATTTTAATTTTAATTTTAATTTTAATTTTAATTTTAATTTTAATTTTAATTTTAATTTTAATTTTAATTTTTATATTTACTTCAAAATAAAATAAATATAAAATTGATATAAAAATTTTAATGATTTTAATATACAATAAATCTATAGTAATTTATGGAATCTGTTTTAACAGAAAATAGTAACAATAATTTAGAAACAACTTATGTAAAAGAAGTTTATGAAGAAATTGCACCGCATTTTTCAGACACTCGTAGTTATAAATGGTCTTGGGTAATAGATTTCTTAGATTCTTTAAAAACAGATTCTATTGTATATGATTTAGGGTGTGGAAATGGTCGAAATATGGATCATGGAAGTTTAAAATTTATTGGTATTGATAATTGTGAAAGTTTTGTATCTATTTGTAAAAGTAAAAATTTTAGTGTTATTAATTCAAATATTACTAAAATTCCACTTGATAATAATAGTGCAGATGCAATCATTTGTATTGCTGTATTTCATCATCTATCGAGTCAGGAAAATAGAATTCAATCATTATTAGAAATGAAAAGACTTGTTAAACCAGGTGGCAAAATTTTAATTTCTACTTGGTCCATTAATCAGCCACAAAAAACACGACGCACTTTTAATAATTATGGTAATAACATTGTATTATGGAATAGTTATGGTAAAGTTTATGAACGTTATTATTATATCTTCAAACTAGATGAAATTAAAGAATTAATAAAAAGAGTTGGACTAATAATTATAAATTATGAATATAGTTGTGGTAACGAAGTTTTTAGTTTAATGAAAATTTAAAAAATATTATTTTTAAATTACTATTTTTCCAAAGTTTGAATTAATTTATATATAGTTTCAATATAATTTACATAAATTGTTATACTATTATAATCATTTTTTTCATTAAAATTATTATAAAATTTATTTTCTTCTTTTAAAACCCATAAAAGTTGATTGAGTAAGAATTTATTATTAATAACGTACATATATTAATAATAAATTTTTTAATTTTATTATTGTTTTATAATTTATTTTAACGCAAACTTATACAAAATACTATAACAGCTATTATACCAAAAACAAATCCTAAATGAAATTTATATTGCATTTTTCTATATATATTTAACCATTCAGTTATTTGTCTTTTATCTGATAAATGCAATAACATATAATCAGATTTAGGATATAATATATAAAATAAATAATTTGTAACAAAAACTATAGAACCAACCAAACAAACTAACGACATATTATTAAAACGTATTTTTAATACTTTTTTCATTATATATATTGTAAAAATTGCAAGTAAAATACCTAAAACATAACCCATATAATATATAATTTTACGTTCATTAATTATTTTTTCATAAGTATCTTTTTGTTTGCTAGTTAAAACATTTAAAAAATTTGTTTTATCTTTTTTATCATTTGCACAAGATAATATTGTATATATATTTGCTATCAAAAATATTAAGGCAATTATACAAGTTATTCCACAAATCATATTATAATAATATTAAATAAATTAAATAAATTAAATAAATTAAATAAATAAAATTAAATAAAATTTTTGTAAAAAATATTTTGTTTTATTATAAATGTCTGCTGAAAATTTAGGAGCTGGTGAACAAGAAGCATTAGCATCGGCTCGTCTCGGTGACCTTCGTAAAAAAGTTAATGCTGATTCATGGTCTGAAAATATGGAAGTTTTAATGAAACAATGGGGAGAGAAAGCTGCTGGTTTACGTTTTATGCATTCTCATTCAGGTGGAATATGGAAAAAATTTTCTAATCAATTAAGTATTACTGGTATTGTTGTAACTGGTGTTGCATCTACTGTTACATTAATTGCTACTAGTGTAAGTGATGAAAATACCAAAAATGGTATTTTAATAGGTGTTGGTGGTGTTGGATTACTTTCAACATTAATTCAATCTTTCAAAAAATTCTATAATGCCGAAGAAAAAGCTGCTGATCATGCTAGTGTTTCAAAACAATTTGGTTCGTTTTATAGATATATGGTTTTACAAATGGGTATGAGCCGCGAAGACCGTGACCCTGCTGATGTTTTAAGTGCTTGGGCATTAAAAGAATACGAAAGATTACAACAAGAAGCTCCTCCTATTGGAGGAAGTTCGGTTGCATTATTTAAAAAGAAATTTACTGACCCTAATCAATGTATTCCTGATGTTGCTGAAGATAAATTTGTAATTACAGTATTTAAAAAACCTGAATCTCTTGTAGCGCGTCAAGTTGAATTAGCTGATTCCAATGTTTAAAATTTAATTTTATTTATGTATTTTTTAAATAAAATTAAAATTTATTTTTATCTTATTTGATAAAAATATTGTTTTCAGGTAGGCAATATATTTTTTTACTTTCTTTTAAATTTAATATTTTTTTTTTGTTATTTAATGTGCAATGTGGCATAAAATCCATATTTTTAAATAATTTTAATCCT